CGCCTCAGAAATGCCTGCCCCTGCAATGCGAAGGCGTATTTCATGGCCTTCTCTAGCTTGCGCTCGATAGGGGCAAGTAGGCGATTTTTCGTAACCGGCTTACTGGCCTCCAAGAAGCGATCAAGAGCTTCAATAAGACCTATGCCCGTACCCACTTAATCCCCCTCCCGATCATAATAGACAAGCCAATGTTTGGGATTTCCACAGGGGCAAGGTACATTGTGTTTTGGTAATTCGTCTACACTCACACACTTTATGCTGTTGCCGCAAGGCAAGGTGATGTCAATCGGGTAAGGTGCCACATTCCTGGCCTCTTCCCATCTCTCTTCTGTCACCTCTCCGTGTACACTAATATAGATAGCTATTGCCCGTTCTGCTATAATTGTCATGCTATCCCTCCTTTATGATCTCTGCTACTGCCTGCCTCAATTCTCGCAATGCCTCCGTGAACGCTTCGGCTTCCGGCTCCCCGTCCTCTGGGAATAGCTTCTCAAGAATCTCATCCGCATCCTCAACCCCCAAAGCTGAGAGCAGCATACTAGAAAGCAGCTTCATGTCGGGGAGCGTCCCGGCTGCTAGTTTCCCGTCAAGTGTCGCTGCGGACACGATAGCCCTCACACTTGACTCAACATCATGTTCCAGAATCGAGGGGAAGGTTATATAAACGTGCTTGTCTATCTCTTCGCCTGTTTTAGGGTCAATATCTGGCAAGTTGCTTTGGCTGGCAGCATATGACGCCCCAATCACGTACTCGAAAATATCATGAAACACATCAGCCCATAGTGTGCGTCGGTCCTCAAACTTCAACTCTGTCGGGCGATCGAGGCTCTTAGCTGTTGCCAGTGTCCCCACGGATACGTCACCAAAGAACGACTCTGGGAGACCCAGCGCGGCACACACCATCAATAAGAAACGCCTACCTTCCTCTGCTGGAGTAGTAGTCCCCGCTGTCCTGATCGGGTCCATGCTGTAGCCATCTTTGCCGATAAAGGTCGAGGCAGTAGTAGGGGGAGGATTTGTCTCACTGCCACTCGCTAGGGTACTTGCGAGTTTGGTTTTTGCCGCTGTGACTGCCGTGGCAGACCCCGGCCCCTTCAGTTGCCATGCAAACCGGGCAAGAGCCCGATAGACAGTAGCTCTGTCCTCCAAGAACGATTTGTAGGCTTTTGCCCAATCGAGTGCCTGGTAGATTTCAGGCACACCAAAACGCATATCTCCCAGACCACCAACCTTGATGTGATAGACACATGCGTCCCAGATGATCTCCTTATCACCTATGGCATCCGGTTGCTTCTCTGGCCTGTAGCGCCAATCGGGATAGTACGCTGTCTGTAGCTTTTGCCCTATTGCTCCAGTCTGCAAATTTATCCCGCCTGCATTCCATTCGCGCTTATAGTACCAAATATCTCGCCGGTCTTCGGGATTACTGATAATGTCAGTAATCTCCTCTACCGGGATACTGCGCACTCGCACCTCGCCAGTGACCCTATCAGCGAACAAGACCAGAAACAGATTACCATATACCTGTAAATCGGCTTCCTTCAACGTCCTGGCCTGGTGGCTCGTGAGTTCGGTTTGATTCAATGGGTCATCAATAAAAGCCTGGATGACTTCGTTGATGGGTTCGGCCTTCGCCTGGATGTTCACACCCTGACCCCAGACGTAATAGGATTGGATGTTCACGCCTCGATTGATCAAAGGGTTTTTCAGATAATTCAAGCGGCAGAGTTTCCATATGTCCCCTAGTTGACGGCGGTCGAATTCCCTATCCGCACCACCAAGAGTAATCCACATCTTGTCTTCGAGGGATAATTCCAGTTCGGCAAGCCGCTCCTTTAGCATGTCTTCATTGGCGAGAGTCGCCAGAAGATACTCTTTCATCTCGGCCACTTCCTGGCCGTTTCCTCTTAGTGTATTTCCGATATTCTCAAGTACGCCCATCTCTCACCTCAAAACGGCGATATGCTCACCCTGTCCTCATAGACCATTGTAACACGTTCCTCTGGTTCAGATAGCATCAGCTCGGTCACAGCCCAAACCAAAGCGTCAACACGGTTAGGCGATTCCTTCGTCTCCCCTGGTATCCACATGCAATTATGCACGAGTACACCGTTGGCGTAAAACTCGTGCACATCATCAACCATCAGATTGTAAACGGGGACGGAACGATCAATAACCTCGATGCTCACGATAGTATCGGCGTCTGCACTGGCTAGAACAGAACATTGCCCGCATTCCGGTACTTTCGAATTGCTTGCTACATCCAGTACAGATAACCGTGTGTTTTTTCGGATGCTTCCACCGTTCCTTGAGCTGTGCTGATATTCGCTCACGCTCAGATTCAGTCCATCTGTGCCTGGGATGGTGTCCGACATGCTGTTTGCGAGTTGCCAATTCCAAGTTGGCAATATCGAAGTTGAGGCGGTTACCATCCCTGTGATGGATCTCGCGGTCCGATGGAATAGGACCGTTATGTATCTCCCATACCTTGCGATGCAGGAGAGTACCTTTCCGGTCCATGTAGTAGCCGCGGTTGTTGACGAACCAACGCTTGTCCTGCCAGATGATCGGTTCGCCATAACGATGGGTTGCTTTTGGCTTGTAGGCCATGTATCAGTCTCCAGCGCATCTCCAGGTTCCAGGGAATCAGCCCTTACGAATCCCCTACTTTGAGTATACACCGGATGACGAACAGTTGTCAATAAGTGCCTGCCTCCCAACGTATGTATTTCCACCATTCTCTCGGCCAGGCCGGTGATGCCGGCAAAAGTCACCGAGTTCCAACCCTGGCGAGTCAAAACCATGTCACCCAGTCCGACATACCGAATGGGGACCAATCCCCGCCCAGTAGTGATGATGGTGTCGCCATCGAGGCACATCTCATCTTCTAGGTATGGGAATGCTCCAACTAGGTGAATACGCCCCTGTTCATACATCGCCACCACCGGCTCGGCCCTAACCGCCTTACCACGACTGGCATGGACGCTCTGATATGCTACATATTGGTTCCGAGACTTGGCCGCCTGACGGATGGTATTCTCCACCATATCGCCACCATAATTGGCCTCGCCCACAACTCGATCAGCTTGATTGTGGTTGTATGCGCTCAACACCTCCGAAGCCCACTCATTAGGTGATGCCTGAAGGCTGCGATCCTCCACAATATAACCGTGCAATTGTTCTCCGACCATAGCCACACCCGCGGTCACGATGCCGCATTCCGTTGCCCCACCAGGGGGGTCCACACCTACCACTACCCGTACTAAGTCGGGATGTTCCGTAACTCTAGTGGCCTCAATAAGTTCACGGTTCCACAATGCCCCTGGTATATCATCCACGTCCTCGGCCATGATCTCCTGGCGGTACGCGAGGTTGGTCATGTCCTCAGTTATGTTCGCCAGCGCATCTTGGCTGATATGTGGATTATCGTGACTCGAAAAGTGGAATGCTGCCCACCGGCCAGAGGTGTCTTCTTGTGCTCGTTTGAACATCTTCGCTGCATGGCGGGGATCGCGGGCTTTAGACACCGACCGGCTGCGTAGAGAGGGGGGAGTATAAATAAAGATAGCATCGCCGTCATTGTCCAAGAGCATAGGGGACCCAACCTCATCCCAGGCTGACTCGTTCATAAGCTGGTATTCGTCGAAGATCAGCAGATCCGCATAGTCACCCCTGAGCATATCGGCATTCCAGGCAGTCTTAGCTCGGATACGGGTTTTCGTGCCACGTAGTTCTATCAAGTGCTCCGTCTCATTCTTGTAGTAAATATCCGCGGCTAGTGGCTCGGCCAATGCCCGCTTGACTTCATACCAAAACGCGTCTATCTGCTCCGATGTGGGAGTAGCATAGAGCACACGCCGTCCGGCTAGGAAGTCATCAAGGGCAATCACAGCCGCTATAATAGTCTTGCCACCACGACGTCCCGCCCGGATTATGCGGCGCTTTGCCTCACTTGCCCTTATAGGAGTCTGTTTTGGGTGAGGCCGGCGCAACACAACGTCATACTCAGTTTTTGTCGCCGTCGTCATATACCACTTTCAGCGTTATGGGCTTCTCCACGTTGCCACTAAGTTCATGTTCGTGTTTCGGCTCCTTTTGGTTCAGGTATTGCTTGCCAAGCCATATTTGCATCCCTGTATCCGGCGGGCTTCCAGGTCTCAGCACGATAGGACTATGTTTGTCGTTATAGAGGAGTTTACCGACATCATCTCTCGCCAATACAGCATCAATGCCTCGTGCTTTCTCCCATTGAAGTCGGCGCAGAGATTTCTTGCCATCCTCTATCCCTTTTTTATGAATAGCCATAAAACGGCTATCAGCTTTGAGCTTCGACTCGCTAAGCTCCAAAATCACGGCCATCTCAGCAACAGTGCATTGGATCTCGGCCATCTTAGCGACGAGATCATAGTCGATCTGTTTCGTCGGTCGGCCATTATTAAGCGCCGCCTTATTGCCATTGACAAAGCGACCACGCTTGTCTCTCTCTGTTCCGTTTAGTCCCGTCACTTGATTCTCCCGAAACCACACCAATTCACGTAGTTAAACGGCGATTCCACTGCTACTTTCCCTCTGTATGAACTGGCATGCACCATCATTGTCCGGCTAATCATCAAGCCCACATGTACCGCTACCCCTACTTCACAGTAGAACGACAAATCCCTCGCTTGTGGCTCCTGCGCAGGGATCGTTGCTAAGTATTGACTATGTGCGATCCTGGGTAGGTTGACTCCCTCTTGATGGAATGCTGACCATACCAAGCCCGAGCAGTCAAAAGAGTCCGGGCCTATGCCCCCCAATTTGTAGACTTTGCCCAATTGCGCCATCGCATATTCAATTGCCCCTATTCCTGCGATGTGCAAGACCTGGCCGGGGAAGATGAGGTCGCGGTTCTTGATGCTATTAAGCGCCACTAGCCTATCAACGCTCACCCCGTACCGTTGACCTATTGTCCAGAGACAATCACCGGGCTGAACAACATAATCGGCCCCAGCCGTGTTAACCACGACAAAGCAAATTACGATGGCACACAGGACGGCGATAACCTTCATACACGCTCCAACAAAAAACGCCGAGGTCGGCGGATTTCTCCGCTAACGCTCAGCGTTGATGCAACAGTTCCTCACAGCTAGCTCATACGTCTAGCCTGAACTGGGTTTCGTGCCGTTTCAATATTCTATTGTCTCTATTTTAGAACAGTAGTGTTGTTGTTGTCAAATTGTGGCGCAAAGTATCGCTTACATTCCCGACAGCGGTACACTTGTGCATACCCTTCCTTGCCTGGTGGCCTTGCGAAGATATCATACTCAGAACTAGACTTCACTGTGCCACAAAAGGGACATTCCATCTCGCCGTTCTCCACTCTATCTCCCTAGATTCTAGGTTCGCTCTAACCTTTTGGGTGCCTCGTGCTTTTTGGCTCGCTCCCAGGTCTTGGTTGCCTCAACGTATATGGCTCGCTCCCGGCCTTTGGTTGTCTCGGCACGGATGGCTCGCTTCACTCCTTTGGGTATCTCCACTCGGCTGGCTCGCTCATATTCAGTGGTTGTCTCACCACGCTTGGCTATCTGTCCACCATATCCAACGGTTGTATTTCGTGCGTATGCCCGATCGTCATTGCATAGGGTGAGCGTATCGGCAAGCCCTCAGCCTCGCGCCAAGTCTTCCACAGACACGCCAGGAACAGCTTAATCATCTTCCTGAGTGCACGGTTGTGGACATGACCGACGCTAATTCGTTTCTTCTCCAGGTCGTACTTCGCAGCCGCTTTTATAGTCCAGCCCTCTAGCAGCAACTTGGCGGTTTCCTTCTCCTTCTCCACTATGTAATAGTCATAAAATCCGCCGCCAGCCCGCATAAGGCTTGACGCAAGACGCCAGCACATCGTCCTCAGTCGTGCATTGTAGGTGTTCTTCTCTCCCTTCTTTGGTTTGGGGGCTTTCCCATCTTCAACTGCGAAGCCCGCGAACTTCCACAATGCCGAGATGGTGGGGGCTCTCTCTATGTCCACCATCCCCACAACCTTGCCGATATTCTCCTTCCCAATTCCCTTGACCCGGGAGAACCAGGGATAGGCCGGGTGTGACATGACCCACTTCGCCAACTGCCCATCAACGTATTCTTCCACGCCGACTAGTAGCTCTATGAGGTTGTCCGTCTCCTCATTCCTGCGCCCCTGAAGCTCCAGGTGTGTTGCTCGAACCTGACACGCTACCCGCAGTTTCTCGACAGATAGTGCCGTGTCACACCAAAAGGGAAGGTCTCTTATCTGCCGTTCCGTGATTACTTCTACCATGTGGCTCCTTTCGCTCGCGTTACTTGGGTGTCTCTCTACTGATGGCGAGCTCATGATCCCTGGGTATCTCGCGCGTCCTGGCTCGCTCCGCATTATTGGGTGTCTCGACTTCCGTGGCTCGCTCTTCATAGGTGGTGTTCTCTGTGTTATTGGCTCGCTATCGGCACTTCCCCCGCGAGGCACCACTTGCACATCACGCCATCGTCGACTGGTATCGTCTCGCTCACGGGGTATCTATGTCCGCACCATCCGCAAAGAACCATCCGTTCTGTTTCTCCCACTGACTCGGTATTGCATGATTGCTGAATTGTCTCTCTTCCCCGCATAGTTTACATTTCCCCTTCCCACTGGAGTCGATCAGGTAATGGTGGATGCAACCCATGTTTCACCATCCCATACTTTGTTGTGGTTCTCTTTCACCACAAAGAATTCCTTTTAAGTTCTTCGTGCAACTTACGGTGTTTATTGATAGTCAATGCAATTAGGTTCTCCAGCTTGTTGTCCTCCTTGTCGCCATTGATATGGTGAACTTGTTCATTCGGTTTTAGGGGCCTACCAAGATGTTCAGTGATAACTAGGGTATGCTCTGCTACATATCCCCGCCCATTGGCATTGGGGTGACCGGGTTGCCAAATATAGATATATCCCCCGTACTTTTGCTTCCCACCTCGCCATCTTGGGTGAAACTTGCCACTAACACCACAACTTAATCCACAAAATCTAGCAGTTTTATTAAGACTATCCGCTAGAAATATCTCACCACAGTTAAGGCAACGCCTTTCATAATATTTCTTTGTGCTTTTGTATATCTTATCCCTTTGACGATATTCAATAGGCTTACGCCACAACCCATCGCCACAATCTATCCAATCTACAGGAACATCTTTTAATTTCATAACAGCTTCTCTCCTTGTTTGCATTATAACAGAGAGAAGCACATAAGTCACACACTTACTTTTGTAATACCCAATTGGAACCGTCCCAATATTTACCGTATTTCTCAGCAAGAAGAAAGGCTAGCCAGAGTTGCTCCATTGAGTCGAAATAGCTTATAGTGTGAGTAGCCTGCCATCCATTGAGCATCTCCATAAGCGCCAAAACTCTAGCCCTACCCTCTTTTGGTTTTAGTTCTACCATATCCTGCAACTGGTCTTGGCGGTCTTTGGTTATGTCAAAATCCCCGAAATCCTCCCAATGTTCGTATCGAGCCAAGTTAAACATTCTGAGAAATGCAGGGTCAAGGTTTTCAACAATACGGTGTTCAATGTCATTCTTACACAGGAAGAGATTAGACAAGACGTTATTCGTTTTGTTTCCGTCAATGTGGTGAATAGCCTCTTTCTTGGTTAAATACCTACCAATAGCCTGTTCAACTACTACCCTGTGCTCTGCTATCAAATTCTGCTTACTCCTGTTGGGATGTTCCCACGTTTTAAGATAGATGTAGCCATTCTGTTTTAGTATTTTGTTCTTTGATATAGCCCTACCCTTAACTCTGTTGGCGCATAATTGGGAACAGTATTTACCCTTGCCCTTCTTAAGAACCATATCGCACACTATTTGTCAATAAGGCCATGAATGAGATCGTGGCAAACCCCACATAAAACCTCCAAATCAGTGTCTTCATAGATTCTCTGAGATCCCCCCATCTTCCGCAATTCCTTGTGGTGGATCATTAATCCCCTGAAGTCAGGAAGCTCTTTACATCGTTCACACCTTCCCTCTGCACGTTTCAGCAGCCGTGCCCTCTGTGCCGGGGAGACCACAACTCGCTTACGCTTCATACGCTCATGGAACCATGTATGATATGATCGAGTACAGATTAGCAGGTTGCCCTTCGAATTATCGGCCCTATCACCATTCACATGATGTATAACTGCCTCCTTCGGTAGTAAGCCATGCACGGACTCAGCAACTAGGCGTGATTCCGCTACATAACCCTGGCTATCCGCATGGGGGTGGTCAGGTTGTAGAATCCGCACATAGCCATATTTGTCTAGCCACCTACCACCTTTCCAATTATGGTTTCTCTCTCTATAGTGGCCGCGCTGTGCTTTACTCATTCTAGCTTTTGTTTCAATAGAAAGACGCTTCCCTTTCTGTACTTCACTTATTCTAGCCCTATGTTCCTCTGAGAGGTGCCGACCACGCTGTGCCTCGCTTATCTTTGCCTTCGTGTCAGCAGAAAGACGCTTGCCTCTCTGCGCAGCACTATTTATTGCCCTGTGCGCAGCGGTTCTCTCATAAACACCTGTTGGCATTCTCCTAACCTCCTAGCTTGGGGAACGTCATCGCCTCAGCTCCATATCTACACTAAACCGCATTCTTCGGCTATTGCGCCGACGCATTTGTTACAAAGATGAAATCGCACATCATCATAGATTGGCTCCGAGTATAATATATTCATGAGACGCAAAATCCGTACACGTCCAGTAGGTTTGTAATAACAAAGCTGTTCCCAAAGCCTCTGGCTTTCCCAGTCTACTTCTGCTGCGCCACATCTAGCACAAATAATCATAGCTTCTAGCTCTTGCATTGCTTTGCGTAATCCATCTGGTTTCTGTAATTCCAGCAGAACATCGTCACGCGAGGCTATTTCGTAATGCCCATGTGCAATCGCATACTCGATATAGCCATATTGCTTCCCACGCCGCAACGTACAGCCATCACGCTTTCGCCCTTTCCTCCAACTAAGCTCTATCCCATATGATGATATGCTAGTTATAGGCCAATAGTTTCCAGAACGGGGCTCTAATAATCTCTTCTCTAGTCCCACCAGAAATTCTTCTGCCTCATCTCTAGTCATCTCATCGCCTCACTAGCTCCATATCTATCTCAGCCTGAGAAATATAAATCATCCTCAGCAGCAGTATGCAAAGAAAACGGCAGGGCTTTATAGCACGCTGGGCATAGGGTTGCAAATAGACGTTCATTTCCATCACACTTGTTGCCTGGTGGATTCGCTGCTATCTGTACCCAATCCTTCGGTATAATACCCTCGTCATCTTCCGCAGACACCCTCCGATGTTTGCGCTGACACTGGTCACAAAAGGTTTCCTCCACATGATAGTATCTTCTACTCATCCTTCCCTCCTGCGTTTGGGCAATATCATCCCCTTAGCTCCATATCTCTATCACGATCTCCGGCTGCTGTACCCCGTATTCGGGTTCTGCGTTCTGCCACCGAAACTCCTTGTCATTGATCCCGATAGCAGCCTCAATCGCATCCCCGATGACCTTGTGCAAGTTGTCATAATCACACGACAGCCGTTTGTTCCTGTACCGCCCTGTAAGGCGGATGTGTACCGGAGACTCGAACTGCGCTCCCACTCGGTTCGTTTCCGCTCGCACCATAAGCGTAAGATCACCCTGCCACTTCTTTGCCTCCGGCAACAGATGGGGGCTGCGCGGATAGCGGTAGTGGTTCACGGAGATAACCGACCCAGTATAGGGAGGGCGAACCGTGATACTAACCTGCGCGCTTCTCATAGCACTCCTCACACAGCCAGGGCGCGTCGGGTCGGTCCTTCTCCTCTGTGTAGATCACGGTCACACGTTTACCACATTCGGCGCAGATGAAGAACACTCCTCTACTGATCTTTTCCAATTTCATCCAGGTCACTCCATCACCTCCCGCTCATCCCACTTCACCTCCTGCATAATAGCAGCCATCCGTTCCCGTTTATCCGCTGGCAGAAAGTGGAGAATTAACCCCAACGGCACCCACCGTATAGGCAAATGCACATAAAGCCACAGTAGGATTTTATCCTTCATTCCGTTATTCCACTCAGGTCTATCAGCCATCATTCACCTCCTTTGCGCAACGTGAGTTTGTTCATTGGCTCGTAGATCAACCGTGTGATTCCATAGGCGTGCCGTAGCCATCGTCGCATTTCGTCTTTACTCGGGAAGCCGTCAGCAATGGCTTCCTTTTCACTAAGATGCAAACAGCGATTATCAATTGCCGTAAAAATCCATCGGCCTCCAATCCGGACTATCTCAGCTGTCCCTAACACCTCACGTTCTTCACTCCTCGGCTTGAACACCAATTGCACCACTTCGCCCACATACCAGTCCTTGTCCTTCCGAGGAAAACGAAACGTCGTGAACTCTGGCTCTTGTAGCTTCGGCCACATCTCAGAAAAGTCTAGTATCCTCACTCCATCACCTCCTGCTTGATCTCCTGCCAAGCATCCCAATCCTCCAGAATCTCATAGAGCCACGAGGATTCACCCTCACCATGATGATACATATTCCCTGTAGCTTTGTGCTCGATTGCCTTTCGCTCAATATGCTCCAGGAGCTTGCGGTTATAAACTTTACCGACCACATTAGCTGGGCTATCCCCTTTAGCATTACGAATAGCGCTCACCATCTCATCTTCTGTAGGTTCCCAATCACTCATCCGGCACCCACCGTATAGGCAAATGCACATAAAGCCACAGTAGGATTTTATCCTTCATTCCGTTATTCCACTCAAGTCTATCAGCCATCATTCACCTCCCCTACTTGGGGCAATCTCCCTATAGTGATACATTTTCCGCAGTAGGCCCCCTCTTCTCGGTTACACTTTTGATGTGCGAATGTCTCCCACTTCCAATCCCAAATTGCATCCCATGTAGACTTACTGCCTAATGCCCACAAAACCAGATCACCCCAACATAATGTTTCACAGTGGTCACTAAGCCAGTGCGCAACCCGCCATCTGATTGTTTCTCTCATTTAGCAACCTCTTGCTTGAGTTGCTCCATCTTCTTCCAAAGAATTGCGGCCCACGATACGCCTTCGTCATCCACTATAAGCACTATAGGTTCTAGCCACTCCAACACCTGGCGGATTTGGGCTTTGAGCAGTTGGGGTATGTTCTCCGCGCCGGGCATATATACGCCGTGGATTGGGTCACCAAGCAATTCGTCTATCAAGTCCTTGTCTAGTATCAAATCAGCCATCCCTCTCCTTCCCTACCGGCAACAAGAACTGCCGTTCAGCCATCACCTCATAGAGTGTTTGATCGTCGTGGACAATCATATAAGGTAGAAATATCTGCTCTAAGCTGGCCATCTCTGTTTCCAATAAAGCCATCTGCGCCTCAACCCAATCCTTGATGATCCGCCAAGCGACGCGTACAGCGTGAGCGTAATTCATATACCTTTTCGGTACTTTCTGGCGTTCTAGCACTCGTAAGGTAGACTTAGCATCAACTGGTAGCCGGAACGGTATTACTTGTTGGCCACGCCAAACATTAAACGACAGCGCCTCTACATGGCCATTATCATCGTATGCGGTGAAAATCTCCCGTGCTCCGTGAGCGACAAGAATACCCGTTATCTGCCCTATCGTTTTGATAGCCTGAATCTCAGTCGTGTAGTTCAACAAGGCCATCCCTCTACTCCTTCCCATGCGCCTTGCCCCATTTGTCGCGGATGTACCGTACACCCTCACGGCTGAGGCCATACCGCCGTCCCACTTGCCGCAAGCTAGCCCCTTCCCCTAAGAGCCCTATCATCTCCTCGTTCCGTTCGGGATTGCCTTCGCCTGAATCTCCGTGCCCTCGTTTGGGATTCCCTTTGGCTACTGGCTGTTGCTCACTTGCACACAGAGGGCATGAAGCATTCGCACCCCCTCGGTAAATGATCTTGCAAGCGGGGCACCACTCTTCATAAGTGATTCCTAGAATGGGGTCAACGATGGCTTGAATCATTTCTCCTCCTCAACGTTTGACAAGATGGCCGCGTTTCCCTTTGATGTATTTGTCTGGGTCCAGGCTCTCATCCGCCTTCTGTTTGTGGCCCTTAGGCCCATCTCGCTCCCATCCTTTCAGCACCTTCAAGGCATACCCCGCTGGATACTGTGCTTTGGCCGTTATCGCAGCGTCATACGCAGCATCTATGTCCTCTAGGGCATAGGCTTGCATCTCTACAAAGATGTTCATGAGTGCCTCCGGTGGATGCCCAATAGGGCCACAATGAGATTCATGGATGTCAACGACGCCACGTTCGTTTCTCTCGTCATTCTCTCGTCTCGTCTCGTCGTTATTATCTCGTCTCGTTTCGTCTCGTCCAACATGGTTAAAATTAGCTTGGTTAACATTAGCTAGTTTATCGTTAGGTTTACTCTCCTCTTCTTTCTCTGCTCTTTTACGAGGACGGTAGACTTCTCTCATATAGTCTCGCATGTACGCGGT